TCAAGGAGATCGACAGTCATGGCATCGATGCGGATAGTTGTCTCAGCTCTAGTCGCTACATAAATCTTGGCAATATCTAGAATCTGAGCATCGGTCTGAGGGATCATGTCTGTGACTGTTGTGCCATGAGGAAAATACTTAGCCGATGATGTGGCATCTGCGGCGACCTGAGCCGTGCCACCGATACGAGTCATGCTGGCCTGGTTGATGATGAGCTTGTCATCGAAGGCATATCGAAGGTCTGAGTACGGAATGCCTGTAGTCTGGTTAAACTCGATAGGCGCAGCAGCCAGAGAACTTACGACATCGTTGCGATCCTTAAACTCAGCCGTGCCATCTGTACGGATAAAAAATGCGCCCTGCTCTGCGAACTCGGCTGCCTTAAGAGCTGCTAATGATGAACGGGATGTGCCGGGGTCTGCCTGGACTGTTGTTGACCCTGTGTCAACAATTCTCATATTAGAAGGGAATGAGACTTGATCTAGAATCTTTGTGATGCGTGTGCCAGTTGTCTGGCCTGCCGTTGCATCAGTTACCGTAGAGACGTTAGCCATCTGGAATAGTCGGAAGGCATCTGAGCAGACGATATCTACATAGCCAATCTCTTGGCCTGTTGGATAGTAATACTTGTATGAGTCAACATACCCTGAGAATAGAAAATGTTGAGTCGTGGCAGTTGTTGCTGCTACACGAATCTTGCGAAGTGGGGTTAAATAACCGAAATAGGGACTAGATACATTCTGAGGGTTGAAATATGAGTCAGGATCTAAGACTCGAACTGTGCAGTTGCCAGCCTCATAGGTATCACGCATGATGCTACGACCACGGCTGATCTTGATCGATCGAGTGACACTACTGAGATCGACTACTGGATCAGGAACTTCTGTTGATGCAAAAGTGCCAACGCCAATAACGCCATACTTGGCATCGCCCACGGTGAACGGATAGCCAAATGTAGCCCCCTGGCTAAAGTCAAACGATACCGAAATAGTGGCAGGAAGACTCATAGCGCGATAGCACCCTGAGCAGCAAAGCGGTTAGTGGTAGCGAATGTGCCAGATAGTGAATCGTTTACCTGCTTCTGAGTAATTGCTCCAGTTACTACATCGCCATCGAGGTAAACCTCAACATTGACTGCCGCTTGGTTAGCGCTTTGGAATGAATTGACTGCTGCCATTAATTCCATCTGAGCATCTGAAAATGTCGATGATGGAGCCACCGGGGCAGTTTGTAATTGTGCTACGGATACGCCTAAAGATGTTGCCGTGTAGTTGAGCAGTTCAGTAGGTAGCGTCCAGTTGCGATAAGGGTTCGGAGCCTCTGGAGTTGTCAATAGCAATTGACGAAGATTATTCTGTTGCTCGGTTGCAGCTTCTAATTGATCCGATAATTGAGTGGCGAGGGTTGCATTGCCTTCAAGGACGGATTTCTGCAATAGCAAAGATAGGCGATCAGTCTCGCTAATCTGGCCTTTAAGAGCTGCCTCGATGCTAATTGCTTCTAGGTTAAGAGTTTTAGATGCCTTATTGAGAGCATTCTGCTTCTTCTGTGTATCTAAGTTTTTCTTCTGTACTGATAGCAATTCTTTAGCGCGCTTCATGGCGTCAGATTCGACCTTCTTGCGCTGGGCTTCCTGCTTTTGCAAGGTGCTTATTCCTAGGACGTTGGTACTTGTCAAAGGCTGAGCATTACGGGCAGGATCAAAGATAGCCCTTAAGCGTGGATCATCGCTACCTGTGGCCGATGGTAATAACTTGATAACTTGAATGAACCGTGAGACTGCGCCAATGGCATTAGAAATACGCTGTGCAACTGAATCGATTTTATTGACAAAATCGGTTACATCCTTAGAGTCTGTCACGGTGATCAAAGCATCAATTAAGCCTTTGCCAATTGTCTCGCTGGCTTCGCTTGTTGCAACGGCGAGCAAAGACATCTGTCCTGCATAAGTCTGTAGTTGTGCCGAATTGGCTCCACCGAATAAAGTATTAAGACGAGCCTGAACATCTACATAACTGGATGTGGTCAATTCAGCCTGAGTCAAGCCTAGATTATATTTTCTTAAGCCTCGTGTATTGCCCGTATAGGCTCGACCGATATCCTGTGAAACGGTAGCGACATCGATGCCAGTAGCGGCTGCAACATCTAGAGCCTGGTTAAGAATTTTCTGAGACTCGGTAACTGAGCCCGTGATCTGCAATAGTGCCTGCATCGATGGACGAAGCTGAGAATCTGTGACGCCAGATAAGCGAGATAACTTCTGAATATAGTCTTCGATGGCTGGAGCCTCGAAAGCCAGACCTAGATTCTTGACTGCCATTGCAAGGCGAGTAGCCTCGCGCTGATCCTCAATAAAGGCGCTCGCTGCGTTCTTAGTAAACTTTAGAAGCTGCTGCGCTCCGAATACTGCTGCAAGGCTTTTGCCTAATTTCTTGACGTTGTTGTCTAGTGCGCTGACACTTTTGCTCGTGTCGCTAAATGCCTTTTTGCCTTTGTTTTCGACGACAATCGGAATCCGTAACTCAGCCATTATTACCTCTCGCGTTAAACTTAGCGGCGGCCTTTTCTAAGGCTCGGATTACTCCGACCTTGGCCTTACCTTGATCCTGATCGTAAGCCTTAAACATCGCACGGCCTTGCATCTTGTTACGGCCAGCGAATGAACTTTGGAATCTTGGTGAGAAGTTTCCTGTTATTCCAGACTTACGTCCGGCGGTTTCAACAATTGCACCTGCCGCAGTCTTATTGTGGATTGAGACAGATTGTGACCATCCCTGGCGATTAGGCTTAGTAGGCGTAAGCTTGTAGCCAATTCCTCGACGAGCCTCAGCCGCATCGTACATTGGGAACTTGGCGGTCTTTACTTCATGTTTTACAAATCCAGATGGAGCCTCTGAATTAGATGGAAGGAATCCTCTAGCCTTTTTTACAACTGGTTTAAGAAATCCGACCATTTCATCACGAGTCTCTTTGTCTAGATCAGGCGAGAATTGCTTAAGAGCCTTGCGAAGCGCACTAGCGCCTTTTAGCTCTGTAGGCATCTGCCTGCTCCTTTGCTCTATCCTTCAGCGCTTTAAGTAGCATCTGAAGCATCGATGAATCTAAATCAATTAAAGATTGTGGAGGGATAGCCGTCTCAATGCTCAAGCGAGCGATGAGATAGTGGATGCTATCCCTGCCTAGGCCAAAGGGTCAGACTCAGCAACCTCTACACTCTTAAGAGTTTCGAGAAAGTCTGCGCCGAATGGCTTGACTACGGTTCCACTTAACCGAAGGCCTTCCCATGCAAGCCAATAGACATCTGATTGCTTTTCATCATCGCGGAACGCTTTGTGAAATCCCTTTTTAGCATATAGCTCGAACGCGTACTCTAATCGAGGAGTGATCTCGATCTCGGTGACTGTGTTGTCTGCCATCGTGACTATTAACTTTGCCATGCTTTGCCCCTTTGTTTAGTTAGATTATGCGGTTGTGACTACGACTGTACCAGAGACGTTCCAGGTTACTGACTGAGTTGATAGATCGCCAACTGCACCGTTAATAGGTGTGATGTTGTTGACTAGGCAAGTCATTGTGTAAAGAGGATTAGTCGCTGATGTTGCACCAGAAGTCTGCTTGACTGTTACTGTTGTGTTAGTTCCAAGAACTGCGTTCAATGTCTGAAGTGTTTTAGATGTTGCTTCGTCATTGAGAAAATCGATTGTGATAGAAGATGCCTCAAGGCCTTTAACGAACTTATGTCCGCTATCGCCCATCGCAGTTACTTCAAGCTCATCGAATGATCGGTTAAGTGTGACGCTTGTGACTAGAGTAGAGAGATCAACCGCGTTGACAGTTAGAACTACTCCGTTGCTTAGATATACTGACACGGTTTATTCCTCGTCTTTCTTGTTAAGTGGCTTTGCAGCCGCTGGCTTTACCTGACCGATTTTGATCAGGAATTCTTCGTTTTCTTTTTCCCATTGTGCCAATTCGGTCATGGTTTAACTCCAACTCGTAAGTACGGATACATTAATATTGCAGGTTAGTAGATCACCAGAAGCGGCACTTAAGACCGCCGGGGCGGATACTTCTGTGACGTTGTAGGTGTATGAAGATGCAGCGAGCAGGTTAAATACCCGAACGATGTTATCTTCAATCCCGTTAAGGTTGCCTTCATTATCGAGCAAAGGAACCATGACGGAAATAGTAAAGTGCGCCATTGGCGAGATAGTTGCGTGCCATCCGTTAGATGGTGAAATGTAAGGATCGCTTGGAGCAATAATGACGCTGTTAGCGATAGGCGTAGATGGTGGGAATGAAAATACTGACCATTTAGTGTTATCGACTAGAGCTGAAGCAAGTCCTGCGCGAAGTGTTGAAATGGCGGCCATTAGCCCACCATCGATCTCGGATCAAGATAGGGAGCAAGCAATCCACGAACGCGAGCAAGCAAGGTGTTGCCCATGCGGTACGGGCTTGGCTGATAGCCGTCGATGGTTACTCCGCCGCTTGATGGGGCTTGGCGTGATTGCCAGATATCGATAGCGATCATGAGTGACGCTTCCTGAACTGCTGGCTTTGTTGAATAGTCTGTATAAGTAATGGCTGCTACTTGTCCATAAGGATTAACTGGGTGATAAGGCTTAATAACATTAGACGCATGGGTTGAGGTGATGTTAATGCTTTTCTCACCTACGCCATTGACTGTCTTTGAGCCGTTAAAGTTAGAACCGCAGCCTGTTACTGTTACCGATTGTCCGACGTAAAAAACATCTTGAACATAATCATTAAAATACAGGACGCCATCTGTCCCATTGTTTGAGTGTCCTGATACTGGGTAAACGTTAGTCCATAGGAAAGGCAATAAGACATCATCCGCGGCATCGCAGACTTGCTGCAAGACTGCATCAGTATAGAGAGTGCCAACGCCGAGGGCGGTGCGAAGCTCTGCAACTGTAGTCAATGCCATGCTCTGATCCTTTCTAAAGACTCCAGGGGTAGAAGGGCACTACCCCTGGAGCGACTTAAGGGTGGCTTACGCCTTGTTGTTCTTGAATGCGCCTGCGCCGACCTTGGTAGCGATTGCTCCGAAGCCGTAGTAGCCGATTGTTACCTGTCCTGCTGCAGTTGATTCTGCGCGTAGGCGGTAAGTTGGTGACTCGTACCATGTGTACGCATCTGGGTTTACGATGAGGATTGTTCCATCGCCATCGCCAGCGTTAGTTGGATCAACGTAAAGGTTGAGTCCAGCAACGTTACCTGTGAGTGAAGTTGGAGCAACTGCTCCGCCTGCGTTCATTGGTTGTGAAGCGGTGTAGATTGGACGGCCTGCATCGTTAAGTGACATGATGTTAGACCATTGTCCTGTTGAGACGACCATGTTGCGAGCGAATGGATTTGGAAGACCTGCAGTTGCACCATATACAGATGCTGAACCGCGAGCGACAATTCCAAGAAGTTCTGCTGCAGTTGGGTATGTGACTGTTGTTGTCGCATCTGCAGTTGCACCTGAAATAAGTGCAGCATTTACTGCTGCGTTAGTTGTCTTCGCATAAGCTGCTGCCATGTTGCGGACAAGCTCATCAAAGAATGCTGGTGATGTACGATCGAGCAACTCGACAGAGAATGTCTGCTGACCAGCGTACTTCTTTACTGATACTGACAAGAATGCAGCATTCTGATCTGTGTCAGAAAATGCTGCATCTTCTGCAGTTTCTGCAACTGTTGGCATCTGTGTGATCTTTGGGATCTCAAATGTCATACCGGCATCTGGAAGCACTCCGCGTGAGATTGCATCAATAGATGGACGGATTGTTGTTCCAAGTGGGTTGATGATTTCTGACAATTGACGTGTTGGCACAAGACCAGCGTTATCTGTTGTGTTGTCTGCTGCTGCGATGTACTGACGAGCTGACTCATCTCCGAGCGCTGCACGGATTGTGTTCTCAGCGTACTTTGCTGCAGTTACTTCAATGCGTGGCTTTGTGTAAGCCATTGCAGTTACAGTTGGGCGAGCAGCCTCAACTGCCGCAGCCTCAACTGTTGGTGTTGCTTCGACGGCTGAAGTGGTTTCTTCCACGGTGGCTATCTCGCTTTCTGTTGGTAGGGTTTCTTCAACGGCTTCATCTTCAGATGCCGCTATATCGGTTACTGCTGCAGACTTAAAGGCTGCTGCCTGAACCAAACTTACTTCGAGGAGGTCAGCGCTCGATACATACAGAACGCCATTCTTAGGCTTTGCTGCATTGACCATCACTCCGACTGAAAGACCAGTACGAAGTTCTTCTGAGGCTTCGATGAGAGCATCTGTGCCACGGGATGATTTAGAAATCTTAAAAGAGGCGTAAATGCCATCTTCTGTTTCATTGAAGAATTGAGCGCGGCCGATTGGCTGCTTTGGATCATGCTCTAATAGGAGCTTCACTTTGCTTGAATCAGCTATGTTAATCGCTCCGCGCTCAAAGACAACTGCACCGGCGGAGGTGTTACCAACCTCGCCGTCAAATGGCACGATCTTGCCAGAGATAGTGCGCGCTGCGCTATCTGCAGTAAGTTCTGCCGAGAATGTAAGCATCTCGCTCATATCATTCCTTCGCTTCCGTTAGGTGTTAGGTCTGTCATTGCCATTGCTTGTTCTTGTGTAATCAACTGGAGATCGAGCATCTCACGGATCACTGCTAGTTCTTGCAATGGGTCTGTACGTAGATAATTTTTGTCGATGTCGAACTTGACAATGTTGCCACGAGCCGTGATGTCATCCATAGATAGACGATCCTCGATGGCTGAAATAAATGGCTGCAAAGATAGTGTGAGGAATTGGCGACGCTCATCGGTTACGTTGGCATAAGTCATCGTTGTGTTCTGATCTGCTGAGACGTAATAAGGAGGAACGTTGCAAAGGCGAGCGATCTCTGTGGCAAGATTCTGGATCGCCTCGTTATACATCATGTCTTTAGGGCTAAAACCAACTGTCTCGTACTGAAGAGTGGAGGTGAGATAAGCCGTTGAACGATTTTGACGAGCGTTCTTGAAGGCTGCAAGTAGTCCCTGGACTTCTGCTGGAGGTAGGTCTGCGCCTGTGTTCTTAAGGTAGCCAGTAGGCATTGGAGTCGCTGCTGCAATTACTGAAGCCTTCTGAATATCAAGAGCTGCGCGGATAGTCGATGTTCCTGTATTGAGAATGCCATCGCTTAATGATTGGAATGTGATAAGTGATCCAAGTCCGTCCATCGGTACCGTCGTACCATCGATGGCGTAAGACTTAACAAATACGTTATCGCGATCAAGTGTTGCAGTTACGCGACTATTGGCGACCCACTCAAAGCGAGATGGACGGCCATCTTCCTGGTAAGTCTCAACGACTTGCCAGAAGGCTTGTCCGTAAAATAGAAGCGAGTCAACTGTGTAAGCGATAGTGACAGAACGTGGCTGAGAATAAGAAGGTTGTTCTAACCAGAGTGGCTTGCCTAATTCTTCGCCAGTTGATTTCTTGTAAAGTTCAAGAGGGATCGTACCAATTGTGCCAGCCAGAAGGTTACGGCATCGAGCTAGTGCCGGGACTCCCATTGCTTCTGTGCGTCCGACATAAGCGAACTGAAATGGCATTGCATAAGGCGAATACTCACCCAAGACCTGCGGTGCGTATTGCGCTTCGACATTAGCCTTCGGTGTTGCACCTGTAAGGCGCGAAAGGATACCCATAGATGGCAATTATACACTACATGTTGTGTTATTCGGTGTAGATAGCCGCCACCTGTTGTGGTTTTAATAGCATCGATACAACCATTGCCAGAGAGATCGGCGCAGAGACATCGCCTGCGCTCTTTCGTTTAACGATGCGCCAGGATGAGTCATTGGTCTTAGCTGCGCAGTTGTTCATTTGCTTTATTAATTCTTCCTGCCCATTGTGGACGACGCGACCATTGACCAGACCATCGAGGAGATCAGAGCAAGCCTGATAGAACTGCTGACCTGAGACATCCTGTGTTATTTGACCAGCATTGGCAAGGCGCTCAGCGATCGATTGTGTCGTGTACTTGTCATAGCAGATCATCTTGGGACGATACTGATCAGCCCATCCCTTGATCTCTGCTGCGATCTTGAGATCATCTACGGAGACTTGACTTTCCCACGTCTGGAGAATCCCGACGCCGATTCTTCCGTCACCCATAATCTGACCAGCAACGAGGCTTGCATTGCGACGAGATGGAGAAACATCAAAGCCAAAGACTGTATAACCGCCGATCGGAATCTGGAGTGTGGCATCGGAAGTCGCTTCAAGAACGCCATGAGGCCACGGACTCTGGAGAGAATCAATCCATTGGCATAGAAGCTCAGTTCTAATATCTTCAATTTTGTTAGTTGCAACTGCTTCTTCAAGTGATTCCTCCGTGATTGTGTATGACAGTGCAGGATTAGCCATTGCCCATCCGTTGCGATCTGTGATCTTGCAGTATTGCGGTGCTGAGTATTCGTAGAACCCGAAAGACTTAGGAGGCGCGGATAAGGCTCGCTCTCGAAGAGTGTTGAGTGTTTCTGAGAAAGCGTCCCCGGCATTGGAGGTTAGAAGGGTTTGAGAGTTGGGACGGGCGCGAGTAGTCGGGATCGCTGCGGTATAACCGTCCTTGCTGATCTCTCGAACTTCATCGATCCAAAGAAAGTCTGCAGTCCGTCCACGAGATGAGTCACGAGTATCAGATACTAGGTCAAGCGTTGCTCCGTTTAGCAGCTCGATGCGTTCTCCGCCGTTGGCATAGCGGATCGCCTTCGTGCCTGCCTTGAGGTGAGGTGCGTTCTCGATGATCCAGGCAATTTCACGGAATGTCATAAGAGCAGTCGCTCGGTTGGAGGACATGATCAGGTGCTTTGTCTCTCCTCCATAGAAGAGACCCCAAATGACACGCATACGCCCTAAATGGCTTTTACCGTTCTGGCGTGCCACCAATAGTAGGGTTGTCTTGCGAATGTAGTTGCCCTTAGCATCGATGCGCATCATGTCATCGAGCATCCACTTCTGCCACGGCAATAAAGGCGTGCCTAAGTCTTCAGCCATCTTGGCGATCTCATCTGATCGAGTTTTGCCCTTGAGAAGTGGACTGTGAAGCCTTGCCTTGGTTGCCCCTCGTAGCGCTTGTTTACGAGCTGCCACTAGTCACCATCGATCGGGACTGGTCGGGCGGTAAACGGACTGTCCTGGTGAACTTCGGACTGCATCGGGTAGATATTGCCAGA